AATTCGTGGACACACGGACGTATACCTATTTTTATACAACATTTCACACATAACATATGACCACATATAAGTGATTCCATTTTATCATATTCTTCCATACAGATTGGACATTCGAGATGTACAAAACTTCCAACAAGAGAACCAGTTGCTTGTTTACAGATTGGACATGAACCCCAATTATTACTATTATTAGTAATATTATATTCTACAGGGGCTAATTCGTATGTATTAAACATTTTATTATATTCTACATGTAATTTATTAATTTAAATTCATTTTTTTAATTTATAATATAAAAAAAATGAAACAATAATTCTAAATATAAATAAATATGTCTAAAAGTTCGAAAATGGGGCGTCCAATGGGTTGGACTAACGGAGACGGTAAATACTCTGAATTTAAAAAGAGGAATGGAATGAAATGTTTCACAAAGGTGATTAAAAAGAAAACCAAATACAATAGTAAAAAACCTGACATTGAACATAGGAAACACTTGGCAAATGAAAGAATATCAAATGCTTTATTCACGCATCCTGAGATTCCTAAAAGGAGAATCTTATTACTTGATGATGTATATCATGGAAATGCTAACACTTCAAGTGTTTTGAAAAAAAATCATCGACTTTCAGTTGGGAATTTCATTATTCCCAACAACGACGAAGAACATTACCAAAAGTTGAAAAATACTAAATTTGGAGATGTAGTTGTAAAAGGAGACGCATGTGATTTTTTTACAGAGGACATTGGTTTTTATTATTTGGATTACTGTTCTACTTATTCAAACATTACAAGTGAAACAACACCACAACGCGACATCAATAAACTCTTCAAGCATTCATTATTTAAAGAAGGATGCTGGTTGTTATTTCATGTTACTCATAGGAATGGAAAATGGAGAAAAGAAGATGACATTAAAAGGAATATTTCAAAACTCGCAAATAAATATGACATAGTCTTAAAACCAGGACCCAAAATCCATGTGAATGATAGGAAATTTCTTTATTTTTCTTACATACTACATAAATGTATTGTAATTGATTATAAATTTTTTAAAAATTGAATTATTTAGGTAATAAACGATTACCAAAATATTCTTATACTTCAAGCAATTATATCACCTGATATAAAAAGTCTTAAATATGATAGATAAATATTATTTTTATTTGATGAAAATAATAAAATATTCTCTTCGTTAAAAATAAGCAGAGTTAAATATAATCGCAAATTTCCAGTTTGTCATTATCATTAATTCTTGAGGGTTTAGAACAACCATATATTAAATTATTATCAACTAGTTTATTACATTCTTCTTCGTTAAGATGGGGAGGGATTTGCTGGAAATCTCTTTTATAAATCCCACATCTTATAATTTTACAATTATATTCAGTAATTTCTATTATAATTCTACAATGAGGACAATTAAATAACATATATATTATTATAATTTTATAATAAATTTCAGATTGACAGAAGAGGTGGTTGAATGAAATGAAGTCAGCTCAATTTTATATATCGGAAGATTCAAAATATTAGTAATTTATTTTTAGATTAATTCATTTTTAATTTTTTAAGATAATTTAGATATAATCTTTAATGTTCTCAGGTAATTTTTTTTCTTCCTCTTTAGTATTCCAACTTTTCTCTCAGCTTTGTCTCTATCTTCACGAAGTAAATCATTTTCTTCACGAAGTAAATCATTTTCTTCGTGAAGAAAATCATTATCTTCACGAAGTAAATCATTATCTTTTTTTAAATAAATAATATATTTTTTTATTTTACTTACAAAACCTCTTGAAAATGTATTTGTATCTTTATCTATATTAATATCATCTATTTTTTTAGTTATTTCCTCTATGTCATCATTAATAGCAAGTCTGTCGACGGTGATAATTGTTAATAAATCCATTCTTAAGAGTTATTTATTCTATTCTACAAGTAATTTATTATTTTTATTCATTTTTTATTAAGTGATACTATTATAAGTTTTTTATTCTATCTTGATATTTATCATAAATATCTTTTTTACGCATATTATATGTATTTATTGAATATTCGACATCAAGATCATAAATTAATTTATCACATTTAGCTTTTTCTTTGCACATACGTAGTGTATAATATTTTTTATGATCACTTAATTTAGGATACTTTAACAAACCTGCTTTACTTGTTAAACCTAATTCGTTTAATATTACTAGTTTACACGGAGTATTCATATATTTATAAACAGTTTCAATAACATCATTGGATATATCTAATTTAGCTAATAGCAGACATTGATAACTCTTAATTAATTTTAACCATTCACATTCAATATCTATAATTACTTTATTTAGTGTATTATTTGAATCAACCTTGTAAGTAGTATTAAAAAAGATGTTTTTATATTTAGAATCATTAAATTCTAAATATAGTGTTTTCTTGACTCTAGGAACATTGTTTTGCTTAGTATAAAACTTATCTAAATAGCTAAATAACTTAGATATAAATGTTACTATATATTGTATTTTATTAAGTAAAATATAATTTTTATATTTATTTTGTATATCTATTTTAAAAAAACTTAAGTACTTACTTAAGCTAATTTTTATATTTTCCATATTTTGAAATAAAATGTCCTTCATTTCAATATATAATTGTTGTGAACAACCATGATATTTACACATATGTAATATAGAATCATATATGTCCATAAAATCATAACTATATACCGATAAACTATTACTAGTGATACTATCAAGGATATCCTTTTTAATTTTAGTTATTTCAGTGTCAAATACAAATGCCATTATTACTTTATTATTACTTTATTATTACTTTATTATACAAAATTATTCATTTTTTTTTTCTAAATCTGGAAGATTTAGTATTCAGGAATCACTTAAGAAAAATAACGGATCTGTTTTAAGTATTTCTGGGCCCTATCTGCCTCCTCCATAGCCTTCTCTTTCGATTCCTTCACATCCTCTTCTAATTCCTTAACCTTCTCTTCCAATTCAGCAATTCTCATCTGTTGTCTACTCTCGGTAGACAACAGTTCAGCAATTTTCATCTGTTGTCTACCGACTGTCTGATGAGCATGTTTGTTATCTTTTATCAACTCCATCATAATACGGTTGAGGGGTTTAGCATATACTATGCGTCCATGATCCATTTTTCCCTTTTAAGATATATATATATATATATATATATATATAATATCTTAAATTATAAGTATCATTTTTAATTTTTCATAAATTATATAATTAGCCTAACTGCCTCGCCATAACGAATCTTCAATTTGAGAATGTCATCCGTTAATCAATCTCCTCTAGGATTTGCATAATCCTATCTGTTAATATGTCTGATAGAATAACGGATCTGTTTTAAGTATTTCTGGACCCTATCTGCCTCCTCCATAGCCTTCTCTTTCGATTCCTTCACATCCTCTTCTAATTCCTCAACCTTCTCTTCCAATTCAGCAATTCTCATCTGTTCTCTACTCTCGGTAGACAACAGATCAGCAATTCTCATCTTTTGTCTACCGATTGTCTGATGAGCATGTTTGTTATCTTTTATCAACTCCATCATAATACGGTTGAGGGGTTTAGCATATACTATGCGTCCATGATCCATTTTTCCCTTTTAAGAAGATATATATATATATATATATATATTATATCTTAAATTATAAGTATCATTTTTAATTTTTCATAAATTATATAATTAGCCTAACGGTCTCGCCATAACTAATCTTCAATTTGAGAATGTCATCCGTTAATCAATCTCCTCTGGGATTTGCATAATCCTATCTTTTAATATGACCGATAGATCGTACCAACGTTGAGCCTCGGGGTAATTTTCCGTCAATTTTGAGCATGCTAATTTTTGTTCGGCATATTTCAACAGCACATATGCGATCTGTAACTTTGTCTCGGTCATCGTGATAAAGCCGCATTTGGTCCATGCGCGTAGAAACTGGGTTTCCAGACTTCTTAACTTAATTTTATCAAGTATATTGCTTATACGATTTGCATCGTCACAGTCCTCTATCGCAACCATATTATCCAATTCGATCTCCAGTTCGACGATATTACCACAGTCCATCTTCATTGCGATTAATAGCAATCTTTACAATTACATAATATATATATTAAAATTATAACTATCATTTTTTATACTTCATATTCAGGTTCTAAATCATTTAATATATCTCCATTCCATGCAAAACAACATAATTTATCCGACTTTATATCTATAAAAATATAAAGACTATTTATATTTTTATCATGTACATCAATTGAAAACATCTTTTTATTTTTAGAAGCTTTTTTTATACTTGTAATATGTTTTTTATAACTACTATCTGTGCTTGGACGAGTAATATATGGTTTATAATTTTTATATTTATTATAATATTCAAGTTTATTATTTTTAAGAATATTAAATACAAATTCTTTTCGTTGTGAATTTAGTTTATTTTTAGTATATCCTTCTATTTTTAGTGTTTCTTCTTTAGAAATATCAACAATAATAGGTATTGTTGAACGCTTATCAGCACTCATATTTATGATACTGAAATCATGTTTATTATATTCAATCGGATTATTCCTTTTAAGTTGTATTGTTTTATCAACTATATAATTAACCTTATCATAAATAGATCTAGGACAAATTAAATTCATCTTATCACAATATTTCTTATCCCCAGTTGCTCTCCCAACTAATTGAACTAATCTATTTAATTGATTACTATGAAAAAGTGACACAATAATATCTGTAAAATTGAACCCTTCAGTGCAAAAAGTAACCCCTCTTTCAATGGTCCAATATCCTGTAATCGCTAAATTCATTATATTATTTTCATACCAATGAGTTAATACTTTATATAACTCTCCATCAATTCTATATTTATTTTTATAATCTTTTAATGTGATGCGATTCCCTTCAGGGTAGCAAAAACCTTTAAATTTACCATTACTTAGAAATACACAATAATCATTTTCATTAAAGAAATGTCTCACTTCCTCATGTGAACCAACATTTTCTTTTTCAGTACATATATGCGCAGGAGCAAATACAATTTTCCTCATGGATGTATCTATTAAACCATGTTCATAAATAAATTTAATATATTCTAATGGATTCGATGTGTCATAATTACATTCAATGTAATTATGATCTCTAATTTGTCTATAATTATTCACATACTCTTCATAATTATATTCTGATAAATCTTTATTAGCATTAATATTTAATAATTTTAATATATTATTTTTCTCCAATACCTTCCAAAATTTATCAGTCGGAGTAGCAGTGATAAACATAATACCATCCATGATACTTCGATATTCATTAATACGAGATATAAATTTACCTGCAATTCCTAAATTAGCATCTGGTTCATCAAAATTTAAAAAAAACTTAATATCAGAATAATTAATGAAGCACGACTGTCCAACAAAAATATCAAATAATTTAATTAAATCATCTAATATACGTTTTTTATGACAACACATAATTAATATACTAGGAATATCCTCAATAGATTTAGCAGATATTAACTCCGTTATAAAACTATCCATATTTTTATAACCTATGATATTTCCATCTTTATCCTTTCGTCTAGTTTTACTTGACAATACCTGAACTTTAAGGTCAGAATCCAACTCGTCCATTGCTCTATATCGCCATTGCTGTGTTTCTAATAAACTATTATTAGAAACAATAATACTTATCAAATTACTATTACATTGTCCCTTATATATAATGTGATTTTGTGCTATTTTAGTTAATGCTTGCTTTGTTTTACCTTTTGTAAATTGTGTTAATTCGTGATTTAAAAATATAGGTATTTCTTTTATTTTTATATTTGATTTATTAAATTTATCTTTATTATTAATTTTCATTTGAGAATGTCTTTTTACAATATCCATCAAACAATCACTATGATTCCCCATCGAAAAGTTAATATTATACGGTTCATCCAATAAGACTTTCATATCTAAGTTACTCAATTCATATTTATATGTTCTCGCCCTGTCTATGTGTTCACGTGATTCTATATGAATATTACTATGTGATTTCTGATTACTAATATGACTACATATTTTACAATAATAATAGGTTTTTGACATGTTAATTTAATATGTTAAATTAACATCTCTTTATATGATAAATATCATTTTTTTAAAAAATTGATCTTAAAAGATATATTTATATATTAAATATAAATGACTGATACTAAATACACGAAACCTCTTTTAAAATGGGTTGGAGGTAAAACACAAATTATTGATAAATTAATAGAAATATTTCCAAAGCAAATTAATAACTATCACGAAATATTTTTAGGAGGAGGTTCTGTTCTATTAGCAGTATTACAATCTAATATTAAAATTAAAGGTAAAATATATGCATATGATTTAAATATAGCACTAATTAGTCTTTATAAGAATATACAATCTGATTATAAGAGGTTATTTGAAGAGACTGATAGAATAATACAAATATATAATTCTATTTCGGAGCATAATGTTAATTTATCTAATAAAAAAGAAGAAAGAAATCCTAAAAATATAGATAATGCAAAGAAGTCAAGAGAATCTTTTTATTATTGGATTAGAAGAGAATATAATAAAGAAGCAGATAAGACAACTCTTAGTTCATCTGTTATGTTTTTATTTATGAATAAAACTTGCTTTAGGGGTGTTTTTAGAGAAGGACCTAATGGATTTAATGTTCCATATGGTAATTATAAAAATCCATCTATTCTCGTTTTAGAACATTTAGAAAAAGTTAATTTCTTAATTAAAGATGTTAAATTTATTCATAGTGATTTTTCAAAATCATTAAAGAATGTAGTAGAAGGTGATTTTGTATATTTAGACCCTCCCTATGCTCCAGAAAATAAACTATCATTCGTTAAATACAATAAAGAAGGGTTTGATATAGACCAGAACAAATTATTATTTAGTTTGACAAAGGAATTACCTTGTTCCTTTGTTATGAGTAATTCAAATGTAGAAATGGTAAATGAAACATTCAAGGATTATAAAATAGAAACAATATTATGTAAAAGGTCAATTAATTCTAAAAAACCAGGTTCAAAGACAAAAGAAGTAATTATTCAATCAGTTTAGAAGCCATTTCTTAATTTCATCAACATAATTTTTATCTTCACCCCAAAAAACAGGGATGTTGTATTTTTTAAAATATCTCATCTCGGGTTTATATTTATCTTTCTTGAACCAATTACATAAACAATAACAATAGTTTATTTCATATGCTGGGTATAATTCTTTATAAAATTCCCTCTTAAAAATTGCGGTTTGGATTTTTTCATCTACACTACCATTACATTGTTGAAACTTTTTTTCAATTATAAATAATTTTTTATTTTCAATATCTATAAAAGCTTCATCGGGATTTAATCTTTTTTCACGTTTAACATACTCATCTTTTAATTTTTTATTTAATTCTGATTTAATTACTCTAATAAATACTTTATCTCCAAGTTTTAATTCACCACTTTTACAAATTACAGTTTTGTCTTCAAATGATAACCCTGTCTTATTAGTTCCAGAACCACCAGCACCTGTTCCTCTATTTACAATATTAGATTGAGCTTCTGGTTCAATATTTAATTTTGAAAAATTATCTGCTAATTCAGTCATTATTATAATTTATTACTTACTATTTTATATCGAAATATCATTTTTTAAAAAAGTTGATTAAAGTATTTTTCAGGTAAATCATTATTTGCTTTGAACTTAAGTTCACCAAGTTCTTTTTTATACTTTTGAAAAACTTGAAAATATTTTTGTTCATCATTAATATCTTCTACATTTACAGGTTCATGAACTGGTTCAGGTTCCAAACCACATCTATCGGCCTGAGAACCTTGTATACCGACAGATAATTGTACATCATCATTTATACAAGGGGTTTTAATAGTTTTTATTATTTCTTCATTAGATTCTTCTTCCACAGATTCATCATCTTCACGTGAATCTGAACTATCGCCTGATTCATCATCTTCACGTGAATCTGAACTATCGCCTGATTCATCATCTTCATGTGAATCTGAACTATCGCCTGATTCATCATCTTCATGTGAATCTGAACTATCGCCTGATTCATTATCTGAATCGTCTACATCTTGTTGTTTTAATTCATTTAGATGATTTTCTTTATCATTAATATAAATTAATAAATCTTTAAAGTCTAAATTACTATATTCATTGCTATCTAATTGTGATAATATATTTTTATTACCTTCAATCAATGATTTAATTTTCTTTTTTTGAAGAATTGTATTATAATATGTATTTTCAATCAATTTAATAGCATTCTCAAATGTTTTTAATTGTCTAATTAATTTATCTTTATTATTTCTACATTTATTAACAATATGTAAAAGTTTATCATCAGGTGAATCTACAATAAAACTAGTTAATTCATTAATAGTTTTATTATAGAGTTCACTATAAGTTCTACTATTAAAAACACTACCAGCTTTTGATAGCAATGAAAAACCTATATCTTTTTTCCTATCAATAATTTGTTTATTTTTAAAATCAAGTATATATGTTTTATAATATTCCCACATGTCATCACTAAATTCACTAATTAAACATTTAATCAATCTCACCAATGGAACTGGTAGATTGTTTTGATTATTTTGATTTTTATTTAATTGAACACCAAATAACTCATCAAATATATTAATGTTCATATCATCTTCAACACTTTCAACATAAAATTCAATCATTGTTCTAGTATAAAACAGTCTATTAGCAGAATTACCACTTGCCCTACAATTTGACCTATTGGAAATAATTCTTTTATTTCCAAGAAAATGACTATTTCGATAAACCTGTGTTTCTTGAATAAATTCTCTATCATCATTATTATAATCTCTAAAAAATTCATTTTCAATTGAATTTAACATTATACCAGCTCTTGGTAATATCGGATTATTTAAGTTAAATCTATTATTATCTGATGGAGTATATAAATTTAATACAAAAATACCTTCTACTCTTGTTTCACTTATCTTGTTATAAATAGATAATTTTGTTTTATAACTTTTTTTACCTTTGATATTACCATGAACATCGATTATTTTACCATCACAAATAAAAAATAACTCGTTATTGCTTAAATTTCTAATAATTTCAATTTTTTTTTTAACATAATTATTAATATGATTCTCATCTTTTTCATATATACGAAGATTATACAAATTTAATTTAGTAACTGGTTTTTTAAAATGTTTATAAGTAAAATTACATTTTTTTAAACCAAATATAATATCAAATCTCTCAAAAGGAGAAATTTCTCTTTTTTTTATATTATCAAATTGATAATATAATAAATCTGTAAGAATTGATTCATCTTTATCTGAATAATATAAGATAGTCGTTGTACCATAATCCGTTTTTCTTTCACACTTAAATTCATTAATTTCATCTTTAGTTGGTTCCCTAAATGATATAGAAGTAAATAATTTAAATTCTTTATGAACTCTATCCCAATTTACTTCGGCAACTACTATATTATTATCTTTCATTTTAGAAATAACAATACTCTTTACTTTTGCTAAAATAAATTCACTTATAGTACCACCTATACCTGCACAACCTGTTGTATTTTTATCTCTTTTACGTTGTTTCATCAAATCATATTTATCTTCAAGTAATTTATCATTCATACCTTTACCATTGTCTATAATTTTAATATTTTTTTTATTTTTCTCAACTATAATATCTGTAGCTCCTGCATCTATACTATTAGTAAATATTTCAGAAAAAGCTTGATTTTGGGTAAATCCAAATCTAGACATATTTTTAATAAATCCTTTTTCATTAATTCTTATTTTTTTATTATCACAAGGTTCAGGTTCCATATTATATTATATTATTAACTACTATATGATAAATATCATTTTTTTATATAGAATTATCTATAATTCTATTAGCATTATTAATATATTTATTATATAGATATATGTCACCGTGCTTCTCATAAATAGACATTAATAATTTCATTCCAAAGTCATATAAGTTAATATCACATTCAGCGTCAAGTGTTTTATCCTTAAGTGTATTAATTGCTTTCTTGTAGCGAATAATCCATAAGTCATTGTGTTCATCATATTCATCTTCTTTAATGACATCAATGATTCTTTTAATTGCGAGCATATATATTATTTTATAATTTATTTTATTATTCTTAATAATGCGTATATTTCTTGTATTATTTTACATTTCTTCTTCGCGGTGAGAATACATTTCTTCTTCTGGGTGAGAATACATTTCTTCTTCTGGGTGAGAATACATTTCTTCTTCTGGATGAGAATACATTTCTTCTTCGCGACGAGACGTTAAAAAACGATGGTTCATAAATCTGTCATCATTTCCTGAATCATCTTCATAAGGATTGAATCCGTAACTATTATCTTCATCGGATTCATTAGAGTTATCTGATTGATGGTCTTGAATATTGCTATTCATAAATCTAATAAAATTGTCACTAGTGTTATTCTCCGTTTTATTTTGAACTTCTATCCTAATTAACGCCATATTCAATTTTAACTCATCCATGTCGTGTTTTAGTGTTTCAATATTAGATAATATATCATCTTTTTTATGAATATCACTCTCAATTAGGTCATATATATCTTTTAAAGTGATTTTTTTAGCTTCTAGTCCTTTATCATATGCTGCTTTCTTGCGTGTATGTAATCCCCTAACATACTTCTGAATTACAATAGCAGCCATAATATCAGCTTTTAATTTAAATAAATGAGCATATTCATTATCTAGTTTACGATATGAAGTCATTTAATTTATTAATATAAGAGTAAAATAAAGAAATCAATTTTTTTTTTTTAAATAAAATATAACTTAGTAAATTATCTTAATAAATACTACCTCAAGCATTATCTTTAATATTTAATAAAATATAATATTATAAATGGAGGAAATATATTTTGAAGATATATTCAAAATTAGGGATATTATCGATGTAGATAAATTATATGTACATTATATTTGTAAAACCGCAATAAATAGATATCAATTAGATTATTCTAATATAAATTGGGATTGGATATCATTCAATCCTAATATTGCTGATTTTATTAGTGAAAATATACATAATATAAATTGGTGGTTATTGTCATGTAATCCTGGTGCTATTCATATACTAGAAGCAAATATGGATAAGGTAAATTGGTGTTATTTTTCTAGTAATCCCGCTGCTATTCATATACTAGAAGAAAATATGGATAAGGTAAATTGGAAGTATTTATCAAGTAATTCTAGTGCTATTCATATAATAGAAGAAAATATGGATAAAGTAAATTGGAAGTATTTGTCGAAAAATACTGCTGCGATTCATATATTAGAAGCCAATTTAGATAAAGTTAACTGGAATGAATTATCTGGTAATTCTAGTGCTATTCATATATTAGAAGAAAATATGGATAAAATTAACTGGTGTTATTTATCTAGTAATCCTAATGGATTTAAAATATTAGAAGAACATCCTCATAAAATACACTGGGGATGTATGTCATTAAATCCTAATATTTATGAATTAGATTACAATGCTATAAAAGAGAGACAATTAATTTATCTAGAAGATTTAGTTAAATATTTATATCATCCTAAGAGAATATTATATTTTATAAAAAAATATAAATATGATATTAATTCTCATAATTATATAATTGTAGAATAACAATTTTTATTTTTATGAACTAATTTTACTTTAATAATTTCTTCTTTATTGTGATTATTTTCAGATACAATATTATATTCAATATTACTTAAGCCATTCTGCTTCCAATTATCATGATTTAATCGTAATTTCATTTTATTAGGGAAAGGTAATTCTTGACTTTTAGTTGGTTTATTATGCTTCATTTCTGTAAAAAATCCACTAGATGGAACAATTACATCTAAATTATTTTCAACTACTCTATCATATAATTCATCATCTTCACCACCCCATCCCCAATAATTATTAGGATAACCATTAATTTTTTCAAAATCTTTAATGTTAAATGAATTAACTCCTCCAAAATATCTTTCAAATTGATATTTATCATTAACTTTTGCTATATGTATAGGGTCAGATGGATAAGCTCCGTAGAATTTTAATAGACTTATATCTGGTATTAAATCAACATCATGAAAAATAAAATAATTATATCCTTGTTTTTTTGCTTCAGTAAATCCTATATTTAATAACGCACCTCTATTAAATCTTTCTTCAAATTCACCATTTTTAATTTTAGTATCTTGTTCTATAACAATTATTTTAAATTTATAACCATGTTTTAAATTACTTAAGTAATTTGGCATAAATTTTAAAAATTTATTTAATTGATTTCTTCTAATATTTTTTAAGTCATTTCTATATGGAACTATAATAGCAAAATTACATTCTTTTTCACATAATTTAATTTTATCTTTATTAATTTTTATTAAATTTAATTTTCTTCTATTATTTAAGAAATGTTTATATTTATCAAATAAATTATTCTTCATTATATTTAATAAAAGTATTTTTATATTATATAATGACACAAGAGCAACTTAAAAATTTAGATAAATATTTAATACCCGATAACCCTAATACAAACAGACATGTATTAATATTATTTTTTTATAATATTAAAAGTAATTGGGATAATTATAGAATAGGAAAATCAATTTGTAAAATTCCTATAAACTGGAATACTAGAAATAAAGAGGAGTTAAATAAAATTATAGGAGATAAATCAAATAATACATTAAGACCTATATTAGCTGCATTATATTATAATTATTTAATAGTTAATAATCCAAAAGATGGTTTATGGGATAAAATTAAAGAAACCTTTAATATACAAAAAAAATATAATTTAAATGCTAAAAGATTTTTTAAAAGTCAATCTCAATGTCCAAATAATAATATAAATAAAAAAAATTACTTTAATAATATTATTCAATATAAAACTAATAATAATAATTTAAATTATTATTATAATCAATCTGAAAGATATTATGGCAATAGATAATATATGTCATGTGGATTATTTATAAATGGTAAGTGTATTAATAATACAATAGACTACTTAAATAATTTTTATCCAATCGGTGTATCAAGTGATATAAATATAATTAATAATATTTTAATAATAGGGGATGGTTCAGATATTGTATATTATGATATTTATTTTTTTGTAAAATTATTATTAAAAGCGAATGAATATTTAGCAGAAAATAAATATTTATGTTCTGTAAAATTACCTTGGAAAAATAAAAGTGATAATAGCATCATAGACTCAGAATTATTAGTGGTATTATATCAAAAATGTATTATCGATAAAGACTCAAATATTAGTTTTAGTAAATTATTTGAAAATGTTTATATGTTATTAAATAAGCAATTAAAAAATATAAATAAATCTAATTTACTCGATTATAAAAATTTTAATAAATACATGACAAGTGAAGTAATTAAATATAAAATGGTAAAATATTTAGGCAATAGATAATATAGTATGTATATTTTTACAATTTTTAATATTTATAAATTTTTCTTATATTTTCATAGTATTTATATTATTTATTCATTATTAAGTTGGATAGGTGTTCCAGTTAAATGGATTAGGTGGTTCCTGAGAAAACCTAATAAGCAAATTAATAATGAATTTATAATAGTATAATAAAAAATATTTAATAATTATAATGTTATTCTTAATTTACGGAGGGAAAGGCTGGATAGGAAGTCAATTTATAGAATTATTAAAAAATAAAAAAATTAAATATATTTTAGGTAAAGAACGAGTTAATGATAAGAAGTTAATTGAAGAAGAAGTAAAAAATATTAAACCAACACACGTTTTATCTTTTATAGGAAGAACATCTGGAGGTAATTATAATACAATTGATTACTTAGAAGATAATTTATATGAAAATGTCAGAGATAATTTATTTAGTCCTATAATATTATCATTACTATCACATAAATATAATTATCATTTTAGTTATTTAGGAACAGGATGTATATTTGATTATGATAAAACTGAAGATAATAATTATAATTATAATTCAATAAAAAAAAATGAAGATGATATACCTAATTTTTATGGTTCTAGTTACTCAATTGTAAAAGGATTTACAGACGAATTATTACATTTACAAAATGTTTTAAATTTTAGAATCAGAATGCCTATTTCATCTAAAAAACATATTAAAAATTTTATAACAAAAATAACAAATTATGAATATATTTGCTCTATACCTAATTCAATGACTATCTTAGATGAGTTATTACCTATAATGTTAGATTTAATAATTAAGAAACATATAGGAACTATTAATTTAGTAAATCCAGGTGTAATTTCACATAATGAAATTTTAGAATCATATAAACAAATTGTAGATAACAATTTTAAATGGAAGAATTTTTCAATAGACGAGCAAAATAAAATTTTAAAATCTAAAAGATCAAATAATCATCTAGATACAAAATTACTAGAAAGTTTATATAAAGTAGAAAATATTAAAACTGGAATAATTAAAATATTAAAAAAATATTAATATTTTCTAATTAATAATATTGCAATTATAATTAAAACTAATATGATATTAGAAGCATTTGTTATGATAATAGGTAATGCTTTTTTTTTATAACCATAATATAACATAAAACTACTTGCTAATAACCATATAAATAAAAACAAAAAACTAACATCATTATCTCTATTATTTTTTATTTTAATTATTTCAGGTATTAGCATAATAACAAATAAAAAAGACCCAATTAATCCTATTATTTTTATTTTTTTCATTATATACATTAACAACATAAACAATTATTTAATAATCTTTTATAATCTGTTCCTTTCCACAAATCAACTAATATATCAATAGTATCTGGTAAAAAACTATTTACTAGAGATTTTATTAAATCTTTATTTTCATTATCTAAGTCATTATCAATGACATAATTTACAAAATTTATAATAACTTTTTTTTTCTCTTCACCATTAATATTAGGTATTAACTGAATAATTTTCATTAAATCTTTAATTACTGATAACCAAATTACATTATTAATATTATTATCTATAAAACCATTATTAATTATTGTATTAACTATTTTCTTATTATTCTTATATAAATTATTAATAATATCATTCAATGTTAATTTATTAAACTCATCCATATTATATATTTTATTGATATATAAAAACTATTTGCTTTAGAATAATTATTATTTTTTAAATTATAATAAATTAATAATAATTTCATAAACTTGAAATACAATAATATTAGCAGGAATTGCTCTAAGTAAACAAAATTTATAACCATTAAATAAATTTTTATAATTTTTTTTTAAATAATCTTTAATATAAAATTCATTAATTATATAATTAGTTTTTAAATTATCAATGGGATAAACAAATGTCCACATAATCGAACCACATAACCCACCACATACATATGTAGGTAATTTTAATTCTTTTTTTAAATATCTATAACTTCCAAAATATATATAATTACCAATAATCTCCCTGGAAATTGTAAAATGAATTCCTCGAAATATATTTATATTTTTAGAAATATTTAATTGGTTTTTTATTTTATAAACTTCAAAAGGTGAAACAGACAAACCAACTAATAGACCTGTAATAATAGAACTACTTTCATTAGAATAATTATTTTTTTTTAAATTATAATATGTTCCAAACATTAAACTTCCTATACACGAATCAAATACTAATGGATATTTGATTCCTCTATATAAATTAAAAAACTTAATAGGTATTGTCCTACGCGACTGACTATATGTCTTTAATGTATCCAATGGATAAACAGTTATAGTTTGAATTAAAGATGCTACACTTCCAGCTATATATTCTTTTAGCATTATAATTCACTTAAAGACATATTTTTATATATAAATGTGTAGTATAAAAGGGTGACGTAGCTCAGTTGGTTAGAGCGTGGGTCTTATGAGCCCAAGGTCGCGGGTTCGAGCCCCGCCGCCACCACTACACTTAACAAAATAAATTTTATTTTGTTATATAAAGATATATGTGGAATTTTTCATTAAATCAAATATTTAATTGGATAGTTGCGTTTTGTATTATGGAAATACCGATGGCTATTTTTTATAAAAGTATAACTGATAAAAAATCATATGTTCATTATTGGTATAGTGGTAAAGATATTAATATTTGGAATGTTATCGCAGGTGATATGTTTTATGTATTGTGTGGTATATTAATTGTTTATAAGCTAATGGATTATTTTAAAATGAAGAAAACATATTGGTATTTTATGTTATTATTTTTGGTAATACAAATATTAGGTGATTTAACATTTGCATTTATAATTAGTATTTTACCAAATTATGATAACACATGGTTAAGATTTTTCAAAGGATATGTAGGAAAAGGTTCACTTGTTCCTTTATTTGGTGATAGTTTATATATAATAGTTTGGACATTAACATTTGTATTTGTAAATAATTATATAAATGATATTAAAGTAAAATTATTTATAGTATTTTTATTTTTATTTTTAGCATCAATATATTCTTCTAAGTAATATTTATAATATATATTATGTATTTTAATAGTAAAAGATTTTTTATTAAAAAATTAAGTGTAATTTGCACTTATAATTAAAAATATTTTTGTAAGCAATTAATAATATTAATATTAAATTTAAATTTACTTAGCATATCTAAAATTGAAACTAAATATTCAAATTCCTCATTTCCGCCTATTAAATATTTAGTTTGTTTTGTTTTTAAAAATATTTGAGGAAAAGTATTCATCTTATGTTTTTTTTTATATTGATTTTTATTTGAATCATTGATAAATATTACTTTATTAGGAATCTTATAAGATTTACATAAATTTATTGCATTATCACAATAATAACAATTCTTTAAGCAATAAAGTACAAGCATATATAATTTATATATTATTTTTTAAAGATGTATAATATAAGTGTTTAGTATAGTCCATACATTTTTCTTTATTATTATTTTTATTTATGCTATTTTTAAAATTTAACCAAATTCTTACAAATTTATAATTTTCCTTAAAAAGAAAATTAATTTCACCCTTATATTGCCCCATAATAGATTTATAATAATCAACTAGTTGTTCTTTAGATAATATTGATATATTATCTTTAGTATACGTATACATTTGCTTAGAAAAATTAGAACTTAATAACCAAGATTTTTTAAAGTTTTCTTTTCTAATATACTCCTTGTAACGAGAATTAACTTTCATTTAATTATAAATTAATTTAAATTCTTTAAATATTATCTATATAATACTTTTCTTAATTGATTCATTTCTTTATCAGTTGGGTAAGATTTTATAATTTTATCATATGATAATCCATTTAAGTATTTAATTATAAAATTCATAGAAAACATTCCACATTCAGAATTACCATTTTGGTGTCTAGTATTATTTTTAAAAATTTTAGCATTTGATTTATTCATTTTACCTAAGTTTCTTAATATTTTTTTTAAGAATGGCATTACTTTATTTGGAGGAGGGATACCATTGGAATCATAATACATTAATTGATTTTTCCTACTATCAATTAATGTAGCAACCCAATGGGAACCTGGTTGGTCATGTGTATCTAAATTAAAAACAATGCCAATGATATATATTTTATTTTTTTTTAAGTTATTTAAATTTAAATTACTTAAGCTACATAAATAACCGGTGGGGCAATCTATAGGAACAGCACCCATAAATTTAAAGTTAGGATATTTATCTTCATATTGTTCCATTACATCATTAATATCTAAAGTAGATAACCATTCGTCTAAATTATTTTTCCAATTATCGGGCATTATAGGTTTAAAATTTTTTTTTAGTTTTAATTTTGTATTATTATTAATAAATGATTTATCTAGTATACAAGATCCATCAGAACACTCTTCAGAAAATTTTTTTAATAGTGATTCATATAAATCTTTTTTATTTTTACCTATTTTTATTTTATCTACATGATGTTTATTATAAGCTTTAATTATACATTTTAATTGATTAATTGTATAACATATTTTATTGTTATCAAATACAGGCGCACATTTAGATGGCATATATATATAATACAAATATTATCTAACTTTTAATTATATGATTACACAAAATATAGCTACTAAAATAGGAACAATGACATTTATGTATTTTATCTGTTTTGTTTTAATAAAACCAGTAGTAACTGGGAATTTACTAAAAAAAAATCAAATTATAAGTCTACCATTATTATTTTTTTTATGGTTATCTAGTAGTTTTTTTATAGCAAGTTTATTAAATGTTGAATCAAATATATTACAACCATGTAACGCAATATTTATGTATTTAACAGTAATATATATTACTGTTATTTTAGTTAAATTATATATAGGTTATAGTTATCAATTCTTATTAGTATTATCTGGTATCTATTTAGCATTGTCATTAATATCTATATACTTATGAATACTTTTATCTAAAATTGGTTTTAGATATTTAATATTTTCTTTAAGTTTTTTATAAGTTTTACATATTGTTACTTCAGATATTAAGCATTTATTAGATAAAACCTTTTTAGATATATTTTTATTATAATAATCTAATACAAAATATAAAGTCCCAATTGCTATTGAAGATGGTGTGTTTTCTGATATTATTCCTAATTCATCTGCTATTTTAGATATTACTAGAGACACTAGCTGAATTTTAATATCTATTTTCATTAAATCACCATACTCTTTAATTAAATCATTATAATTACTTGGACTAATTTTTTTTAAAAAATTATCATTTTTACCTGTATTAATTATTTCATGGAAAATTTTACAACTATGAGTTATCTTTGATAATTTTATATTAAAAATTATACTTAATTTCTTTTTACTTAAAGAAAAATTATTATATTTACATGCATAAAAAAAACATGTTGCCATAAATGCTTTCCTCAATGATCCTCTCTTTATAGATTGTTTACTGACCATTTTATATAAAAGTTTAGATTTATCTTTAATATTAGTTGGTATATAAACATTATTACTTGTTAAAACATCTTCCATAAATTGAGAAGCATTTAAAAAACTTTTTTCTTTATAATTAGTAGAACAATACCACATATGTAATGTTTTAATTCCATACATATGGTATTTATTACCAGATATAATGATACCCAAAGATGATTTAGGGGCATATGGATTTATAGGCATACCTGTTCTAGATGGGTCGCTAGTATATTTACCATCAGATGACCCATAATAACGATTATCATCTCCATAATTTATTACAGGTCCATTATTTAAACCACATGCAATGCATAATAAAGAACCATCATCATTTGTCAATGATTCTTTTTTACAACCTCTACAAATATTTTTTTCTTTTTCTTTTTTATTTTTTTTATTATTATCTAATATTGAGAAGTATTCCATATATCTACTTCTTTATATAGTTTTATATCTTTAAATCATTTTTTATAATAATTTAAATGTGATGCTATTATTATAATAAATAAATTTATACAATATATAAATGAATATTATAAATTTTAAAAAGTTTTTAGGAACAATAATTATTGGTTATTTTGGGGTAAAAATATATTATAATATATTTTTGCTGTTAGAGATAAAAAAATCTGATAATGAATTATCAGATTTCTCAACAACATGTGTTTTAGCATGTATTATGTATTTTTTAACAAATTTTGAAGAAGTTATAAATGATTCTTATGTTTATTATGGTGGTTTTGTTATAGGATTAAATTTAATAGTTATTAACAATATTTTAAATTTTGATGATGATACTAAAAATATTATATTATATTTATTAATATTTATTTATTCTTTATTTTTCTTATATTTTTACATCGCTGAATCTACACTAGTAAATGATGTATTTTTAAATCCGTTAATAATATTGATAAGTTTTATTTCAATTACTGGAGGTATATTATTAACAACAATACCACTTTATACAAGTAATGGAGTTGTTAAAAAACGTAAATTAAATATAACTAGTGGAATATTGTGTTGGATAGGATCATTATTATTAATACACACAAATAATGATAATAATATAGGATCAATTATTCAATCTATTTTAATTGGTGGTTTTGTATCATATTTTTCATATTTTGGACCAAAATATATATTTGACACTGAGGTTATTCAACATTCAGAATTGAATTTACCCAATCTTGATTTAGCTAAAGAAAAGAATAATATTAGTGGTTTAAATAGTTCTATTCACACTCTAAATGAGTATTTAAATAAGATAGTAAATGCTAGTGAAAAAAAAACTCAAGATATAAATGATGAGTATAAATTCTTTATACTAACAAATAGATGGATATCAGGATTATCATTAATATCTGTATTTGTTGTTGTTAGTTTAATTTATAGTAAAACTGGGATAGATATGAATAATAATTAACATATATTTAAAAAAATATGATTAATTATAATAAAAAGATAATTTAGATAATAAATGAAATTATTACCAAATGATATACTATTAATAATTATTGATAAATTAGATTTAAAGTCTTTACTAATTTTTACGATGATTAATACAAATATTAGTTTTTTATTAAAAGATAATAAAAAAATTAAATGGTTACATTCTATTCCAAGGATATGTGTAAATGATAGATGGACATTAACACACGCTATAAAAGATGATAAATTTGAATATTGTAAATGGATGATAGAAAATGGGATAGAATGGGATATTTTTCTATCGTTACAGGCTGCAAGACGTAATCGAATACATTTTTTAAATTATTTTCATAAAGATTTAAAAAAACCGTATAGTAAATATATTAAAGTTATTGGAATTAGAGATAATCATAAGGATGTTATTGATTGGTGTATTAATTTAGGTTATTGATACTTAATAATATAGCAAATATTATCCACATAGCATATGGTAATAATAAATAGATAGATGTAAATTTACCTATCTGAACTAGATAAAATATAATAAATAAATTAGAAAGTTGTAATAAGAATAAATCATATAATGCATATATTCTATTACCCAAGCAACTATATAATACTAACCACAAGCAGCATAAAAATGTATTTATTATAAATAATAAATTAACAATTGGGCATTCTGCCAAGTACCAAGAATAACCTATCAGTAAATATAATATTGGCCACACAATACCAAAAACATATGGAGGAGGTCTAAATAACACATTAGAATCAGTATTTTTACTTTTAGACATTGGGCATAAAAAGGATGTAATAAAACCAGCTAATATAGGAACTACTACTAAAACTTTCATTGTATATATATAATTTATATTTTAATGAAATAATACCATTGCTAAAATAACTAGCATTAAACTATCCCAATAATTTAATTGTTGAGTAGATGGAAATATTTTAGGTGCTATTTGATTATAAGTTAAATTTACGAGTATAGCATTAATTAATAAAGCTATAAAAAAGTATATTAATAAAGTTAGCATATTAGATATTTTGTTTTTAGAACCACCACCTATCATAACACCACCTGATTGTTTTAATATAGAAAATAACATTATATTATATAATATATAATATATTATTTACCGACGTTTAGTTTTTTTCTTTTTAGTTTTTTTCCTTTTTACCAATTTACGTTTTTTCATACCACGCATTCCTTTAGAAAAAAAATTTAATTTACGTGTCTTACATTGATCGCCAAATACAACATGTGCGAATAAATAATATATTAAGTATAATCCTGAAAATAAGAAAGCAACTAATGTAACTAACCAACGCACTCCTGCGTTTGAACCACGATTGCATTCATATGCTAAATAAGCAGTAGCCAAACTAATCATTATAGAAATAATAAGACCAATCATACCCATACTGTCTAATAATTCATCATTTGTCATACCTTCATATCCCCTATTAATAAATTTTTCAAGAGCATTTGCTGCTAAGTATTCTAAAACCATTATATACTATTCTTATATATTTTTTTTAAGAAATATAATATATATATGAAGGATTTATTTAAATTAATATTAAATTTATTAGATGTAATATTTAGATTAATTATAGGAATGATTCCAGCTATTATATCTTTAATTTCAATAGGGATCGCATATTATTTTTATAAAAAACCAGAGGACTTTACAATTAATAAAAATAATTATTTTTATGATAAAAAATGTAGAATTAATAATAAAAATAATTGTGCTTTTAATCTAAATAATACAGAATATACATGTCCTGTATTCATGTGTGAAAATAAAGAAGACTTCTCAAATTATTACTGCTTTGATGGAGAAAAATGTAATAAAAAAGAAGGGGAAATTAAATATAATTCATGTGGCTATAATCAAATAGGTTATACTCCGTATAAAATTTATAAATCAGAAGATGAATGCTTGAGAAATATAAAATTCGATAGTTATAATAAAGATACTTGCTTAAAATCTAATAAAGAAGTCGGGTGGTTTATAGACTCAGATGGTGAAGGGAAATGTGTAAAAGGAACTCCAACAGGGCCTAATGAAATTACTTTAAATTATAGAATATATGATGGATTACATAATAAAAATACATATCAATATAGAAATACTAATTCTTTTATTATCTAATTAATAAAATATATGATTATTTTTATATCGAAAATATTAATTTTAACATTATTTATATTTTCTGGATTTTCCAAAATATTACATTTTAAATCTACTTATAAATCTGTTAAAGATAAAAGTATTCCTTATCCAATATTATCTACATTTATAGCAATTACTTTAGAATTACTTGGTTCATTTTTTGTATTTTTCTCATCTAATTCATATAATGTATTATATTTCTTAGGACCTATTTATGGCATCATAGGTTCTATCATGTTAATTATATTTACAGGTTTTGCTACATTTTTCTATCATAATATATTTAAAGATTTTAATGAAAAATATAATTTCCTTAAAAACATTGCTATTATTGGAGGTTTATTACTTTTGATGAAAGATTATTTTTAATTTTATTATAATCTTTATCAAAATTAGGAAATACCATTAATATAATTCCTAATATTATAAAAAAATATTTTATACAATTTATATATCCTGTTTTAAATATATTATTTAATTTATAATTTATAAAAATCAAAACAATAATAAAAAATAAAAATATTATTCTTTTTAATGTAGTATTCATTTATACTATTTAGTTATTTTTTTATTGCTTTTAATTATATATGAATAATAATGTAAATAATACTGCTAATAAATTGGCAAATACAATTAGAAGTATTCAAAATTCTTATAAAACAAAAATTGGTTTTGTTGTAATAATATTTATTTTTCTTTTAATTATTTTAATTTTAATTATTAAAAAAACAATTAATTCAAATAGAATGAGAAATAGATTATTAAAAAATACATTTTTTACTGAAATGGAAAAAGGATTAGAACCTTATAATGCTTGGTGTTCAAACGCTGCTGTTACAAGTAATCCTATTCCAGATTATTTAACATATGAGAGTAAAACTTATATATATGATACTTCTACTACGGACTGGAAACTTCCAAATCCAAATCTAAATAATTCCGTCATAATTAAACAATCAAATGGAAAATACATGCTTAGTAAAACTATAACCCCTACAATTTCAAATCCAAATTTAATATATGAGAGTAAAACTTATATATATCATACTTCTACTACGGACTGGAAACTTCCAAGTCCAAATCCAAATAATTCCGTAATTAAACAATTATCAAATAGAAAATATATGCTTAATAAAAATATAACCCTTAAATTACCAATAAAGACTTCAATAAAAAATAAATGTAAGGAATTGTGTATTTATGATAAGAAAGGATATAAGAGTATTCCAAGTACAATAACGAATTTAAGTAATCAGAGGCACTATACAATGTTTTGGTTTAAAATTAATAAAATACCATCTGGAACTAATAATCCATTTGATTCTAATAGTACTACTTCATTATCATTAGACTACCCATTGATATATTTCGCTCGTAATATAATAATACCAAATTATGATAAAAATGACTCATTTGGATTTTATATTAAACCAATTAATAATAGCTTAACTGTTAAAAAAGATAATGAGGTAATAAGTAGAATTAATAATTTACCATATGGTGAATGGACATGTTTAAGTTATTTAAAATCTAATTCATCGATTGATATTTATATAAATGGTAAATTATTAAAAACTATACCAATTGATAATAATAATTATAATAATATTTTTACAAAACCCTTAAGATGGGGACCATATCCAGGTAATTTAGCATTTTTAGAATTAAATAAAGATCCAGATGAATTAAATCCACAATCTATTTTAGATTCTTATAAATATTATAAGAATTTAATTAATAATTATAAGAATGATATCGATAATAAAATTGCTATTGATATATATACATCTAGTGAATTATCAAAATTACTTGAAACAGGCAAAATAAATTCTAATTTAGTATGTATTACTTGAAACAGGCAAAATAAATTCTAATTTAGTATGTGTATGATTAATTATATTTATAAAATATATATATGAATAATAATACTTTATTACATTCCAAATATATCAAATATATAGTTATAATTATAATAATAATAATTTGTATAATTATTATATCCGTAGTTTTAATAAGAGGAATTACAGAAAAGAATAAAAATGATACATTTAATCCGATTATAATTGGAGATATTAGAAGTGTATCTGATATAAAAAAACCCTTCACACACACAATACCAAGTAGTTTAGATAGAGGACAATATAGTATATCAATGTGGTTATATATTAAGAATTATAATTTTAACTTGGGTGTAGATAAAATTATAATTAAAAATACGCATAATGGTGTAAGTAATAATTTAATATATTTATCTAAAGCATTAAATGATTTAGTATTTAATTTACAATTATTTGGAATAGCATCCAGTAAGAAATGTGTATTAGAAAATATTCCAATACAAAAATGGGTAAATATTATCTTAATATTAAAAAATAGAACAGCAGAGATACATCTAGATGGTAGATTAATGAAAGTTTGTTATTTGGATAATGTACCTATTCCATTAAATGAATTAAAAATATTTCCTGAAACAATTAATGGTAAGATTGGATTTTATGGAGAAATTGGTAAATTACATTTTTATAAAAAAAGTCTAGGTTTCGATGAAATTAATAAAATTTTTCAGGATGGACCTTATTAAAAATATAATTAAGTATAATATATATGGACACACATTATATATTTTTTTTTATATTATTGATACTAATAATATTTATTATTTTTAGATTTATTATAGGGGATTATAATAATATGAAACTTACTAATCCAATTATAATACCTAATACAATAGAAATTTCTACAAAGACATATCCTAATAAAATATATCGTTCAATAGATCAGCGAGGTGGTTTAGAATATAGTTATACATTTTGGTTATGGATTGATGGAACTAATTTAAAAGATGAAAAATATAATGTTTTTATAAAAGGAGATTATGATAACGACAATAAGGATAGTAGTTTTCAATCACCGGGTGTATGGATTGAGAAAAAAAATAATCAAGCTAAAATGATTGTTTCTACTGATTTATATATTCAACGGGATTGTAAAATTTATAATTTCATTGACACATGTCCTAAATATTGTACATGGAAAAAATTGCCAGTAACAACACCACCAACACCACCAACACCACCAACACCACCAACACCACCAACACCACCAACACCACCAACACCACCAACACCACCAACAACACCAGCAACAACGAGTGGATGTCTAAATGAGCCTAAATTCGCTAGTGTAGAACTAGATAATATACCTATTAATAATTGGGTTCATTTCACAATATCTGTAACAAATAGAAGAATGGATATTTATGTAAATGGTGAATTATACAAGCAAAAAGTATTTAAGGGATTACCAATGCAAAATGATAACAAGATAACTATTGGTCAATCTAATCCATTAATTGGTAAATTATCTGATTTAAGATATTTTAATTATAATTTATCATCATATGAAATTGAAAAAATCCTTAATAGAAATATACCACCATTAGATACTTCAAGTAATTTAGGAAGAGATACTAATAATTATTTATCTAAATATTTTTGGATAAATGATACCTATACCTATTAAAAATAAAAAATAATATATATTATAATGTTTACAAAATATGATAAAACATTGATGACTGTTGGTATTTGTTTTTTTATTATAGCATATTTAATTTATTTTATGATAACACCTCATTTAGATATATTAGATGTATTTATTAATATTGTTTTATTTATAATTTGGTTTGTTGTAAGTATTGGAATAAGTAATTTTATATCTTATTATTAAAATATATATGTCTGGGGTTTTATTTCAGGTTTTTTTATTATTTGCATTATTAATTGGAATTGTTATTTATTTAAAAGATATGTTATTATTTGTAGTAATACTTGAATTATTAATTATTAGTTTTATTCAATCTTTAAAAAATGTTATAAAACTAGAAGAATTTTATTTTTTATTTGTAAGTTCTATTTTATTTTTATTTATATTTATATTTTTAAAAAATAATATAAATTACAATGTAAATTCTGCCTCAATGTTTTTAATTTTTTACATAAATTGGTATTATTTTACATATATAATTGTTAATTTAGTAAATTAATTTAATATAATATATATTAAAAATTAAAATGAATAGTAATTATTTAATTAATGATTATAGGAAAGTAAGTTCTTTTTCCAAAACAAGTTTTTCTGGGTATCCAAAAAAAGATATTATTAAAAGTTTTATTAATAATATGATTCTTTCAAAATTACATGATTCTTGTTATTTAGGAATTGAGATGCATATTTCATTATATTTTAATCTTATTATTGAAAATGTTTTTTTAATTTCTTCACAATATGTAAATATTTCAAATCCTAATTTACCTAATATATTATATAATGAATTATTAAGAATAAATGAAATTAAATCTTATAATAAAATTAAAGATGATAGAAATGATCAAGAAATTCGTAATTTAATTTCTTATATAATTTCAGTTGTGACTATCTCTCCAAAAAATAGTAATTTTCAAATTGATTTATTAACTAAAATTAATGATATGAATTTTGATGTTTTTATAATTGAAAAAAACATAAAGTATAAAAATTTAGATCTTGTTATGAAATTGTTCTTCCCCGATGAATCCAAGGAGCTAATTTTAATAATTAATGAAATTGCCAATATTTTAAGAAATCCTAGTGGTAAAACAAAAGAAATCTTATATTGGTTTTCTTGGTTAATTGATTGGGAGAAGAAATGTCGAAGAGATGGTAATGAATTAATAATAAAAAGTCGTAAAATAGAAGGTGTTACCCCTAAAAATTCTAAATTTTGGGAATGGATAGTATGGTCTGTATTTATCAATGAAGCATATTACAGAGATAATCAAAATATTTATAAGCAAATATATTCATTATATAACATATATAAATTCAATTTTAAAAAAGCTTCCAGAAGAAAATATATGATTTACCTTTTACACGCTCTATTTATCTTTAAGAAGAAAATAAATTGGAACGAAAATCCTCTATCTGATAAACAAAAATCTATAATTCAAGCAAATTTTACTAATAATATGACATATAAATTAATATTTAATGGAACTCAACAAAAATTCTATCTAGAAGACGAACCAGAAACAGAAAAAAAACCATCTAAAACCCATATTCATATTAAACCTAAAAAAGAAACACAAAAAGAAATAGACGAAAAGGAAATTAAAAAAAGAATGTCCTATCTATACATTAGTTAATTTTATATACTTAAAGAATAAATTAAATAATTAAATAAATGTTAATTGAAAACGAAGTTAAACTTGATTTTAAGGATGTATTAATTAAACCTAAGCGTTCAATATTAAAAAGTAGAAGCGATGTATCATTACATAGAATCTATACATTTAGACATGTCAAAGATTACATATGGAAGGGTATTCCAATTATGGTTGCTAATATGGACACAACAGGTACATTTGAGATGGCAAATGTAATGATAAAAAATAATATATTTACATGTATTCATAAGCATTATGAATTAAAAGAATGGACATGTTTTTTAAGTGATAGAAAAGATGATATATATAATTATATTGCAATTAGTATTGGTATTAATGATTTAAAATATTTAGAAACGGTTATGTCAGAACATTCCGATATTAGATTTATTTGCTTAGATGTTGCGAATGGTTATTCTGAAAAGTTTGTTGAAATTGTTTCATTGATTAGAAGATTGTATCCCGATAAGGTACTAATTGCTGGAAATGTTGTTACTCGAGAAATGACTGAAGAATTAATATTAAAGGGTGCTGATATCATTAAAATTGGGATTGGTCCTGGGAGCGTATGTACTACACGTAAAAAAACTGGAGTTGGTTATCCACAGTTAAGTGCTATCATTGAATGCGCTGACGCAGCACATGGATTAGGAGGACATATAATATCAGATGGTGGTTGTACGTGTCCTGGTGATTTCGCAAAGGCTTTTGCTGGAGGATCAGATTTTATTATGAGTGGTGGTATGTTTTCAGGACATACTGAATCAGGAGGGGAATTAGTTGAACGAGATGGTAAGAAATTTAAATTGTTTTATGGAATGTCTAGTAAAAAAGCGATGGAAAAGCATTCAGGGGGAGTTGCTGAATATCGGACATCAGAGGGTAAAGAAGTATTAATTCCATTTAGAGGTCCAGTGGAAAATACTATATTAGATATTTTAGGAGGAATTCGTTCATGTTGTACATATGTAGGAGCTGTAGAATTAAAATACTTAAGTAAACGTACAACTTTTATTAGAGTAACACAGCAATTAAATAATATCTTTTCATAATATAATGAATAAATTAGTTAATTTAAATTTGATTATTGGTATTCCAATATTATTATGTTATTTCTTTTTGCTGCCAAAAGTAAATAAAAAATATTTATGGGTTAATATGAATAAGAGAGAAAAAATTTTTACTTTTATAACATTATCATTAGCAGTTTTAATATATATCTATTTAATATTTAATGGTAAAAAAAATTTATATTATCCTATGATGATATTCCTAATAGGTGCATTATTATGGCCTATCTTCTTATATTTTAATAAACGTTTATTAGTATTTTTAGCATTGATAATTACATCAATAGGAACTATTTTAATAGTTATAAAAGAAACTAATATTTATACATTCTTTTTAGCATTTCATGTTATTTTCACTGATAATATATTATGGGGATTTAAATACTTAAAAATATTATAATATTAAATAATATTTATCCCATGATATTAAATAATTCTAACTTCAATGACAATCAACTCATGGGAGTTTTAATCATTGATGGTGTTGGGAGGCAATTAAAGAATTTATAAAAAAACTAATATATTATTTAAGTCTCCTACATAATAAAGGATATATAAGTAAATTCTTTTTATATATAAATGAATAAATTAAGTTTTGAAGCTAAGTTGATGCTAGGTAAAAATAATAAAAAAATTAATATGGAAAAGTTTAAAAGAAAAAGAAAAACAGATGTTAAATATATTATGGAATTTAATTTCGATGATATTAATATTGTTAAAGAAGATGAAGAATTTAAAGAATTTAAAGAATTAGAAATAGAACAAAGATTATTATATATTGATGATTTTTGTAAAAGTAAATTTATTTCAGATGAAATAAAAGAAGAACTATATGATATAATTAAAGATGGTAAATTAAAAAATAAAACAGAGTTAAATTATGATAAAATTAATAAAAAAATTTATTCTATTAAAATTTTAATCTATGACGAAGAAAATAAAGAATTTATTTTAAATAAAAATTAAATACTTATAATAAGTATATGAATAAATTTATTTTTTTAGCTGTAATAATATTAATATTAATAATATTATATTTTAATTCGAATAAAATTAATTTATATAAAAAAAATATAAATTGTGGAATTATTCAGAATAAACAATATATAGATGATAATTATACACAGCGAGTAGAAAAAAACTTATATAATTTATTAAATAAATATAGTGCTAATAAACAAATTAACTTAAAAAGTAAAGATAAAAAATCTTTTATAAGTTCTACTATGCCAATGGATACTAAACTAGAGATAACAATGATAGTAAATAAAATATTAAAAAGGATTAATAAAAATTCTATGTTTAACTTTGTATTAATAGAGATTGTTGATGTTGATGTTATAAAAAAAAATAAAAAAAGACAATATATTACAAATTTTTTAATTACAGATAGTAAAAATTATTTCAATTTAAGATTATATTTAAATGTTATAGTATATTTAAAAGGTAATTTTAAAGAACGAAGTAAAAAATGCTTAAGTTATACTACTCCTCCATTTCCTACCTATCCAATAGGCATACCATCAAAGGATCAATTAATTCCAATTCCAACAGATGTAATAGAGACACAGCGAAATCATTTATCTAATAAATGTATATATGAAATAAAATCGGAAGATATATCATATTTATATATTAATAAAATTAATATATTAAATAATACAGATGTAGTAGATTATTATGAAATTAATAAATACAAAAATATAGGTGGTATAACAGATATAAAATTAGAATATAATGATCTACAAAACAAAAATAATAATCCTTTTATAGAATCATCGAGTATTAGAAACAAATGGCCAATTCTAAAAGATGAACCAGTTAATCAAGGACAGTGGCCATGTCAACCTAACCCCATATACTGGAACACATTAGGTGTTTCTCCTACTCCTGTCATTTCTACTGAAGAATGTCCAGGTGAGAGATATTCAACTGAAGCAATGCCATTACAAGCACAATATTGGCCTACATTCGGAACACTTCCAAGAGCAAAAGGTCAATATACTTGGTTCTTTAACAAAAACAGAGAAATCCCTAATTTTCCAATAAACTGATATATTTATTAATCGAGGAGAATGTTCTTGGATGTATAAGAATATATATAACAATACATAATAAAATCATCATATTTACATTTATCTAAGAAATTATAGCTTTTATAATTTCTTATAGTAGAAAATAAATCTTGTATTTCTTCTTTATACATATCTACCCATGTTTCATATGAATATGTTTTAGTTAATGGTATAGAGTCTAAAATTAATAAATCCATAATTTGTATTATAAATAAAAAATTTTTTATATGCTATTAATGTATTTTATATATTATTCGTTATTCGTTATTTTTATAGAAAAAAAATAAAATAAGATTAATATATTATTAGTAAAATATTATGAATAATTGTGAATTAAAAAAAAAATTAACATATGAAGAAAAAAAAATTAATTTCTTAAAAGATGAAGAATTTAAATTAGATGTTATTAATATTGAAAAAATTAGAGATATTTTTTATTTTATTAAAGAATATAATTATAATTTATTACAAAAAATGGAATTATATAATTTTGAAGAGTTTATAAAAAAAAATAGTTCTATTTACATCCCCGAAGAATATGTCGAGACAAGTGATGAAGATAGAGATGATGATTATTAAAAAATATATATTATTAATATATATATATGTCGTTACCATTTAAATATGATGAATCCTTAAGTGGTGGTTCATTTTTAGATGATTTGGAAAAATTATTAAAGAAGAAAACCCCTGCTAAGAGAAAGACATCTGCTAAGAGGAAAACCCCTGCTAAGAGAAAGACATCTGCTAAGAGAAAGACATCTGCTAAGAGGAAAACCCCTGCTAAGAGAAAGACATCTGCTAAGAGGAAAACAACTACTAAAAGGAAAACTTATGTTAAGAGGAAGTCTCCAGTCAAGAGGAAGACTCCAGTCAAGAGGAAGACTCCAGTTAAGAGGAAGACTCCAGTTAAGAGGAAGACATATAAGGGAGGATTTATTGGAAGTGATATGTTAATGCCACTTGGAGTAGATTCTGCAATCACAGCAGCAACATTATTTGGATTATCTAAGGCATTACAATAATTTTAATTATTTGGGTCCGTTGACTTCAAATTTCTCTTCTATTTTCGGATTATATCTTAAGACTATTTAATCCATTTGATAATTCTAAAGTAGCATCCTTTTCTGTATTTTTATTTATATTTTTATTTATTGAATCATCATTTTTTGTAATGTATTTCACTGGATCTCTTGTAATATCAATTTCTTTATTTAATAAAGAAAGAATCATTCTTCTACAACATATTCTATCTATACCTGCGTCTTCCATGAATATATAACTCTTATTTTTATCATCAACTTCAGCACCTCGGGTGGTAAAATCTGTTATTTCTGATTCTAATTTTATTAATTTCATATATTGGGATAAAATAGCTTGTGGTTTACAATTTCCACATCCAAAACATCTGGGGCAATAGGGATTTGACATATTATATATTATATATATATGTATATTATAAATTTATAAATCATTTTTTTATAAAATTATAATATAATGACAGTAGATTTAAGTAATATATACTTTCCCGAAAACATATATGCTTCTTGGTTATCTGTATCTTTTTTATTAATTACATTATCTTTACTTTTTTATCATATGGCAAGGGTTAGCTCTATTGAAATGAATACAAAGATAGCGGGAACATATTCTGTATTGCTAATAACCATTGCATGTATTTATTCAATTATATCCATATTCCCTTATTATACAAGATTCAAAGATATATATAATAAACATAGAGATAATGTCAATCTAAGTAAAGAGTATTTATATCATAAATTGTATATTGGATGTGGGATATTTGTTGTTATTATACAATTATTAATTGCTTATTCTATAATAAGAATCGAATATATCAAGTAAGTGGTACACCATTACCTATTTCTACTTTACATTGTGGGCATTTATTAGAATTATTACATAACCATTCTTTACAACAATTAATATGATATTTATGTCCGCATTTTAATTTTACACATTCTTCTTCAATTTTGTCTAAGCAAATGGCACAATTAACGTCTTCTGTATTTATTACTTTTTGTATTGCTTCAAACTCTTCAGTTGAAATAACTACTTTAACATCTTCTAGTTCTTCTAATTCTTCATCTGATGTATCATATATGACATTACTTATATTAAATAGAATATTATTTAATATGTTTGCTTGAGAATTAAAATATTCATTCTCGTATTGTGATATGATAAATGTGTTATATGTATCTTTTAATTTACCTACGTTAACATTGTCAATATTAGATAATTCATTCATAATAATAATTTCTTTATAATTATCTAATGTAGAATTAGAATAAAAAGAGTTATCAGCTCCTAATATTTCTTTCTCTTCATTATTTTTTATAATTTTTAAATAATTTATTTCAAATATACTTAAATTAAAACTATATAATATTTTTTTTTGTATAAACCCTAGTTTATCATCTTCTAATTCTATATTTTTAACTAAATTTCCAAAAATACATATCATAATTATAATTTATATTAGATAGTCTTTTAAATAAAATTAGATAATATAATAATAAAACAAGAAGATAATAAGAAAATTAAAATTGTTATATTTGCTTTAATCATATAACATATTTAAAGATTAATATTATATATATTTATATATAATATGAATAAACATTTTATAAATAATAGAAAATTAAAGCTTTTACAAATTCTAAAATTATTTGAAAGTAAAAAAATAGATATCAATGAAACAAGTATTAAAATTAATAATTTATATCAAACTCCAATAATAGTAAAGTGTTATCATGATGAAAATGTATCTGTTTCTGGTATTTTAGCAAATAATAAATTTATTAAATTTAATCATCGAATATTTAAGTTTATTGAAGATAATAAAGAAGATACATTGAAGTGGTTATCTAATTGGAATACTTATAAACTAACAGGAGAAGAGGATAAAAATGAACCCTTGTCTACATATAGAGCATATTCTATAGAAATTAATAATAAAGGAGAAAATATTATTTTAAAATTTGATATTTCAATGGTGGACGAAGAGTTTTCTGATTTATATCCATTTTTTATTAGACTAACTCAATTTAATAATTTGCTAAGGAATATTGAATTTATTAACAAACGAATTAGCAACTATTTTAAACTAGATTCAGCTGATGTAGAAGATTCCTAATTTTAAATGTGTTTTAAAATTTATTATAAAATATTTTTAATAATAAATGTCATTACCAACAATTTCTATATTAACACCAACATTTAATAGAAGACACTCTTTTAAATTAGCGATAGAGAATTTTTATGCTATTGATTATCCACAATTAAAACTAGAATGGATTATCGTAGATGATGGAACGGATAGCATAAAAGACATGTTACCAAATGAATCTAGAATAAAATATTTTTATATAGATGATGAAAAAAAAAAAGTGTTGTATAATGAAATGATTAATAAACTAGATAAAAATAAAAATAATAAAAAAAATAAAAATAAATTATTAAAATATCATAGGAATTTTTTTCATCACAATAGATTACCATTGGGATTAAAGAGAAATTTATGTAATAAATACGCAAGTAATAAAATTAGAATGCATATGGACGATGATGATTATTATCCTAAATTAAGTATTCAAACTAGATTAAATGGATTAAAGCATAAAGATATTGAATGTGTATTTTGTACAACAATACCAAATTTTGATATTAATCAATTTAAATCTATAATTAATAATGCAGGTGATAGAATTCCAATGGAAAAGGGATTAAGTGTTAATACAATGGCATATACAATAGAATTTTGGAAAAATCAATATTTCAATGATCAGGACTTAGCTTTTGAGGGTATTAATTTTATTAAGGGTAGGTCAAGATTTTGTAAAGTCATTGATTATAGAGAAGTAATAGTTGGTTTAGTCCATCGAACAAATTTTTCTAATAGGATTAAAATGCCTGATGGAAAAGCAAATGGATGGGCTTTTAATAAAGTATCTGATAATTTATTTTTGAAAATGACATCTATGGATGATAATTTTTTTAAAAAATAATTAATTTATATTTTTATTATTTATAATTTGAATAAATTTCTACTTTAGGATTTACTATAATTTTATTTTCAAGTTTTTTTTCTATTTTATTTAATAGTTTATAAGAATTATTAATATATATTTTCGATAGATAATATATATTTATAATATAATGACTATAATAAATTTAAATTTAAATTTAGATAAAGATTATACAAAAATAATTAATAATATAATTAAAATTATAACTATTCTTATCGTATTTCAATATATGATAATTTGGAGTCATCCTAATATAAATATTGTTAATTCAATAGCAAATAATTTTATGAACGACATATATTTATCTATGATTATATATGTTATATTAGGATTACTTACTTATTATTTAGTAATTAAACAAATTATTTATATTTTTTAATTTTTATTCATATTATATATATTTTTAAAAAATATATATAATATAAAAACAAATAAAAAAATACATGCTAATAACCAAATTATATTTAGGATAATTAATATAATATTATTTTTATTAAGATGAAATATAATCACTACTAATAATATGCACATAATTATACCTAAAAATATACTACCAATTTTTATCCAAAGGAAATAGTCAATCGACTCATCTGATTCTTTATATAATTTATCTTTATTATTTTTATAATATAAAGGTGACGCACATACGGGTTTTTTACTAATATCATTATTCACTGGGCCATAAACACAAGTATTAAACGTGTGTGCTGTGAGTGGATCAAGTAATTCATCCCTCTTTTTAGATGTCATATCTATATAATTTTTTATTGATAAGCAATCTTTAGTATTGTCTGATATTTTTCCTTTAATAAAACAATCTTTATGTGATGTTATATTTATTCTAGTAATAATATCACTACAAATGTGACAAAAAATTACTATAACTACTATAATTATAAAATTCCTCCATGTATAATAAGAATCATTTTTCACATCTTTAAGAATATTAATATTAATATACTTTTCATTACACATTAATATAATAAATATCATTATACTTGGTACAAGTATTATACCAAATATTGTCCATGCCAGCCAATATTTTATAACTTGTAAAAAGTTAAATAATGTAAAAATGAATATCACACTCAAATAGAAATAATTAACGCCGCTGAAAATGATATCATTAATTTCGGATGTATATATATTTAATAAGAATGTAATTAAATATGCAGAATAACTAAATAACAAAAATATATTTTTTATATATATATTTTTTACAGTAAATATATCATCTATTGTATTTTTTTTTTTTTTTTTTTTT